TCCATTTCATGACGATAATTTCTGGATTGATATGAAGAATAATCGACCGAAAGAATTTGCATCTGCTGTAGAATTTGATAAAAAGATGCGTATGCATAATCCAAAAGTAAAAAACTTTGTACATAGACAATGTGTTCCTTTGGATCAAGTTAAATTTAAAAATGATGATGGCCCCGACTTGTTTAATCAAGAATGTGAAGGCCTTTGTGGAGTGTAAATGACAAATCAAAAAGATATTAACCAAGCGTTTCCTCAGTATACTCAGGTAGGCGGGAATCATTATACTAAGTTTGAGATTCAACCTTATGAATTTATATCAAAGAATAACTTATCATTCTTCCAAGGGAACGTTGTGAAATACGTTTGTAGATATTTAAAAAAAGGTGGAATACAAGATCTAGAAAAAATAAAACATTATATAGATTTAGAAATACTTAAACTTAAAGATGACAAAAAAAAATAGTATAGGCAAGAATTGGAGCCTACACTATAGAAATTTGTATGAACCAAAGATTAAAAGACTTACAGAACGTTACAATGAACTTTACGACGAGAACCAAAAAATGAAAAAAAGACTTGAGAAGTATGAAGGATCTAAGAGAATGGTTTTATATTATAATAAAAAGGCAACAGCATGACAGGTTTACAGCTAACATTTAATTTAAAAAAACATATCTGGTCATGTCCATCAGAATACAAAGATCTAAGTAATTACGATGAGATCGCAATTGACTTAGAGACAAGAGATGAAGGTATTAATGGTAAGCTTGGGGCTGGATGGGCAACTAGTAAAGGATACGTAATAGGTTTTGCAGTAGCTGTCGAAGGATGGCAAGGATATTTTCCATTCAAACATTTTGGTGGTGGTAATATGATTGAACCACAAGTTATTCAATACATGAAAGATGTATGTGCTTTACCAGCTAGAAAAATATTTCACAATGCACAATACGATGTTGGTTGGTTAAGACAAATGGGTATTAAATTAAACGGTGAGGTAGTTGATACAATGATTACTGCAGCTGTAATTGATGAGAACAGATGGTCTTATAGTTTAAATGCATTGGCTAAAGATTATCTTGGTGAGCTAAAGTCCGAGAACGATTTAAAAGAAGCTGCAAGAGATCACGGTATAGATCCTAAAGCTGAGATGTGGAAATTGCCTGCAGAACATGTGGGTTTTTATGCTGAACAAGATGCAAGACTAACATATCTTTTATGGCAAAGATTTAAACCAGAGATACACAATCAAAATTTAGATACTGTCTGGCAAATGGAAACTAAACTATTGCCGATATTAATTGAGATGAGAGAGAAAGGTGTAAGAGTTGATGTGGAGAAAGCCCATCGATTAAAGAAAGATTTTCAGGCACAGGAAAAAGAATACTTAACAAAAATAAAGAACCTAGTAGGAAAAGAAGTAGACATATGGGCAGCAAGACAAATAGGCGAAGCCTACGACAAGTTAGGGATAGATTATCCACGTACTGACAAAACTCATGAGCCATCTTTTACATCTAATTGGTTAGCTAATTCGAAACACGAAATTAGTAAATTTATAGCACAGGCTAGAGAGATCAACAAGTTTCATGGTACATTCTTGGATTCAATTTTAAGATACGAACACAATGGGAGAATACATGGCGAGATCAATCAGCTTAGGTCTGACAGTGGTGGGACTGTCAGCGGCCGTCTGTCTATGGCTAATCCTAATCTTCAACAGTTACCAGCACGTAACAAAGATTTTGGACCAAAAATCCGAGGTCTCTTCTTACCAGAAGAAGGTTGTAGATGGGGGTCATTTGACTACAGTCAGCAAGAACCACGAATGGTAGTCCATTACGCAGCCTCTATAGGAGAAGGGTACGAAGGTTCTAATGAACTTGTAGAGGCTTATTCTAATTCAGAAACTGATTTTCACCAAACTGTTGCAGATCTTGCAGGAATTGAAAGAAAACAAGCTAAGACAATCGGGCTTGGTTTAATGTATGGCATGGGTAAAAACAAACTTGCTAACTCATTGGGTTTATCAACTGACGAGGCGTCTGCTTTGATTGCAAAGTACAATAGAAAGGTACCATTTGTAAAACAACTATCTGATAGATGTATGAGAAAAGCTAATGATGAAGGTGTTATTAGAACTAAAAAGGGTAGAAAATGTAGGTTTGACATGTGGGAACCAAAAGATTTTGGTATTCATACACCAGAAACGTTTGAAAATGCATGCTCTAAGTATGGTAGACAAAACATTAAACGAGCATTTACTTACAAAGCATTAAATAGATTAATACAAGGATCCGCTGCAGATCAAACTAAACAGGCTATACTTGCCTGTTATGAAGCAGGATACTTACCTAAAATACAAATTCACGATGAACTATGTTTTGATGTCGAGAATGAAAATGATGTTAAACAAATAAAAGAAGCGATGGAAACTTGTATGGATTTCAAAGTTCCTAGTAAAGTAGACGTTGCTTTGGGAGATGACTTTGGACAAGCTACATAAAAATGAGATAGTAGGTTACGGCACTACTATCTGGCCATTGTATAGAATCTGGAAAAACAAATTAGAGCTGAGAAAATTTGAAGAACTAAAAGTAATTCATGGTACCCATGCTGAATTTAAAGGTACTGTAAGACGTGATATTGAGAAACAAGGATTGCTATGCCCTATAGTTATAGACCAGGATAATCAAATACGTAATGGTAACCACAGATTTAAAAGTATTAGAAAACATGCAGACGCAAGTTTTTTCTATGTTGCAAAGTCTGATGAAGAGGTTAATTTTTTTTCCAGATTGAATGTATTAACTTGGAAGCTGCACCCAAACGTTGAAAATATTATGGAGGAGTTATGGCAAGGCAAGATGAAGAAGTATTCAGAAAAAGTACCCCACCTGTTCACAGAAGATGTGAGAGTTGTAAAACCAAAATAGCGGTAGTTATTGAAGATAAAAAATATTATTGTGGAAAGTGTCTCTGTTTAAAAAAGGGCATAAATCCCCAGGGTAAAAATTGATTTTTTACAACGATCTAAAAACTACTAATTAAGCAGTTTTTTTGTAAAGAGTTTCTGCATCAAGTACGCTTTGTGTATTGATTGCAACCTTTAACTCTTTAATTTTAATATCGATCCACTTCATGTCAGTTGTTACTCTACCCTGCGCTAACGCCTGGCTGGCCCATTTGGACTCCAACTGAAGCTTCTCCGATATCAACTTTTGCAGTGCCATTATCTAGCTCCTCATAAGTTAAATGGTATCGACGCATTCCACGACCGAAACCATCGGGTTCTACAGAATACTTTTTGCTATTAAGATTCTGCACAAAGCCTTTAATCGCTTCCTCATCATCAACAGCATTTACGACACTAGTAAAAAACAGCCCAGCTGCGTAACATTGAAAGCGATATTGCTTCATAAGATTATCTTATCGTATTTATTGTGTTAAATCAAGTATTTAGCTTATTGTTGTCAACTACACAAGCGATTTTTAATGTGGTTACTTTAATACCTTGAGAGGTTAAATTAGCCCCTATTTCATTGACTTTTTTGACTGCTAACTGTTTACATTCAGCCTCACGGTAAAATTTTATTGGGTTCTCTTGGATGTAAGAGCACCTCTCCATAGCAGATGAGAGATCAAGTACACATAAAACACCTAATAAAAAAAATTCCGACATAAATTAATATAGCACAGATTACTGCTTGACATAGACCATGGGATTTCTTATATACATGGGATATGAATATTAAACTAAACGAGGAAGAAATAGAATTTTTAGAGTCTTGGTTAGAAGATGATCTAATATTAGCACAACAAGAGGATACTGATTATTCTGGACGTTTAATCAAAACTTTAAAATCAATTCTTAAAAAAGTAAAAGGAACAAATGAACTTAAAAAGTAAATCAAAGCTATTCAAATCATTAGTTGAGAAGATAGATATTGCTCTATCTGAAGGAACTAACTTTGATGAGATAGCTGGTAAATTAAAAAATGTACACATCAAACGTGGGGACAGTTACGAAAAACCTTTACATACGGATCTGTGCACTTTGTTGGCAATGAATGAATTGGAGAGCAGATGAGTTGGCTTCATTTATTAATTGCAATTGTATTATTAACATTTTTATTTCCAAAACTAACCTTATTAACAATTGGAGCAATATGGCTATTTTAAAAATTAGTGAAATGGATTGGAAAGAAAAACAATATGCAGCACATCATAGATTAAGTAAAAAAATGGGTTGGGACTTTAGTGATAACAATCCATACTTTGAAAGATTTTATATTGTGTTACCAAACCCAATAATAAAAACAAAAAAACAAATGAAAGAGGAGTTAAAGAAAAATGGATATAAATAAATTTAAAAGTGTGGCTGTCAGAAAACCAGACTATGATGTCTTGCAAGGACTTTGTAATCAAAAGTTTAGATCACCTGCATCAATGATATCAAAGCTTGTTAATGAATATGTCGAATACCAGGCATTAAAAAATAAGATGACTATTACTGAATACAAAGAACTTATATTAAAAATGGAAACTAACCCGAAGGACAAGGAGAACTTAAATGGACGAAGTAGCAAAGCTAAAAGCAACCATAGCAAGGTTGGAAAAAAACTTAGACGAAACTCAAAAAAGTCTAGATAAACTCCAAAAAAATATAATCAAAAGTTGCGATGATGCAATTGCAATTTTAAGAGATAATGAACATTATCATAAACTCGATGATTACACGGAGAATAAATAATGATGTCAGATAAAGATTGTATTGATTTTGATAACTACCTTGATGATTTAAAAACAGGTATACGAGAAATTAAAGTCAGTAATTATATCACACATCATGTTCACTCACATAAGAACGGTCACGATATTATAATTGTAACTGGTAATGAAAAAAATTTAGATGAAGTCGTTACTCAGAAGTTTAAATGTCGTTGGCCTAAAAATAGAAACCCTAGAAAAAAAGGCTTTACTCATGTCTAAAAAAAGATATAAAAAGAAGATGAAATACGGTGACCCTTACAAAATTTGTAACAATTGCAGTGGAAATGGCTATGTTAGAATCATTCCATATTCAGAGACGCAAACGTGCAAAGAGTGTGGAGGAGCAGGTCACTTTGAAACTGATAAAATAGTCACGGATCACGAACCAGCAACAGTCTCAACGGCATATGTGCTTAAATTAATTGAGTTGTTAAAGGAGTTTATCAGTGGCAAAAAAACAATCCACTAAAGATCTACTTAATAGCCTGCATATTTTAGCAGGTAAATTAACTGATAAAGAATACAAATCAGTGACTCAATCTATGTTTAGATTATACATGGGTGATAAGTTGGGTTACAAAGATATGTATGACCCTCAATTTGTAGCTGATATTAATGCTGTGTGGCAGTTTAAAAAAGAAAAAAAATTAAAAAACAAAGCTAAACTTTACAAATTAAAGGTTATCAAAGGTGGAAAAGACAATGTTAAATCACTATAATAGAGAAATGGCGAGAGATATTTTTTCTAAGGAACCTAACCAACCAAAACACACCGGGGAGGATATACACGAAGTAATTGATGGTGTACATATTGATTATGAGAAATGTATTAAAACCAGAAGAGATATAGACGACACTATTTACTATCGTGACTTACTCTCTTTCCTTATTAAAACTTATGGGCACTAGTTTTGCAGCTCAGTTATTATCAACTGACGTAGATCCAGAAGAAAAACTATGGCGTGGTGTATTGGTTAATGCAATTGAAGATGCAGGCCAAAGATCCCAGGAACGAAAACCTTCAATATTTAAATGTGATGCGCATGAGTGGATTATGTCGAATGTCACTGATTTTCACACTGTATGTTATTACGCAGGGTTTGAACCTGAACATGTAAAAGAACGTTATAAGATGGCGATTATTAAAGGCGATATAGCCTTTTCACCTCGTAATTTTGCTTGGAAAAAATATTCTGTACAATTTAAAAAGTATCGTAATTGTAAAGAAGTAGAATCGAAAAAATATCACCGTAAACATTTAACTCATCTTCGACACGCAGTGGAACTATGTACAACACTGTTTATATCTAATTTAGTCACATCCATATAAAAAAAGAGGCAGCCAAGTCTCCCTGAACTGCCCCTTCTCCAACTAACTTAGAAAGATGATTATGAAACATAATCAAGATCCTTCATTAGTCTCATATGATTAAATAGTCAAGTCATTTTTCCTCCTTAGTTGTTGATTCAAGGGAGCTAAATATGAAACACCTAAACCTTATCAAACTGGTCACGGGAGGCAAGAAAAAAGATCCACTGATCGGGATCGGTGGGTAGATTATAATGGTTTTAAAGTAAATACTCAGTAATCACGGATCACGGCACCAGATCCACTCCTAGAAATACCCTGTATACCCTCTGCTTAGAAAAAAAAATAAAAAAAAATTTTATTTGTAAGAAAAAAGCTAGGAGTCTAGGAGTAAACACCTTAAACTACTGAAATATAAGCACAAATCTACTCCTAGATAGCTTAAAAAAGCTAGGAGTACTCCTAGAAAAGCTAGGAGTAAATACTCCTTGAGGCAGGGGGGTGCATTTTTTTTACTAGGAGTTTATTTTTCTAAGGAAGGGGTATATAGTAAAACGGTGCCAAAGAAAGCTAATCAATTGAAGACAATATCAGAACTAACGCCTAAACAACGTAAGTTTGTAGATGTCTATGTTTCAAACTATGGTGAGATCAGTAAGGTCGAAGCTGCCAAACAGGCAGGTTTCACATCAACTAATAAATATGGCCCCACAGATCAGGCAAGCAGATTATTAAATCCAGACAAGAACCCGCATGTCGTAAGATATTTTGAGAAAAGAATGGCTCAGGAATTAGACAGGGAAGAGAAGGACAAGCTATTATCATATAAACATTACGCTCGAATGAGAGATACCTCAGAAAAGAAAGGCCAGATGACAGCAGCAATTACTGCTCAATATCGTAGAGATCAAATGGCAGGGCATTTTGTAGATAGAAAAGAAATAAGCCATATTGGTTTAGAGGGTATGAACAGAGAACAACTGGAGAATAGACTTGAGGAGCTTGAATCAAAGATTGGAGAAGCCAAAAACATCATTGACGTTACGCCAAAAGAAGTTATTACAGAATAACGATTGGATTAATTTCTTGACAGTTTTTAACGAAGTGCATAATAGTACTCTTACTACTTCTGTAGGAATTGTAAGTATTTTAACTAATAAGGATAAAAATGAAAAGTAGAAGATTAAAAAAAATTCAACCCAATCCTAAAATACACAAAGAGAAAATAGATAAATATCCATTTGTTGAAGTACATTGGTTAGACATTGTGGGTGAGGCAGGCTGGCAAACATTTGATCAACTGGCCCAATCACAACTAGGTAGAATGATATCTAGAGGTTGGTTGCTATCTACAGACAATGGTGTAACAAGAATATTTTCTGACTTTGGATTAAAAGACAAAAAGGAGGGCGATGAAGGTTTTATTGAAACTGTTGGTGGTAGTACTATTATTCCTAACTCCGTCATCACTAAGCTTATCAAAATCAAATGAGTGGATTGGAATTATTTATCTTAATAGAAGTGGTGGCTATACTTTGGTATACCAACCAATAGACCAATCTTGTGATGTTTGGTGGCAAAACAATCTAGTAATTAAGGAAAGAGTTGATGCAAAAGAAAATGAACTTTGGGTTGTTCATACAATAAATAATGAACCTGTCATAGGACATATTTGCAATTATTGACCGATTAGATTATGGCTCAAAACAAAGAAACTAGAATGTGGCATGAGCTTAAAAATTTAGATAAAGATTGGCATTTTACCCGCATAGAATCTAGTACTGTTAATGGTATTCCCGATGTACATTGTGTCGTAAACAGACAAGTATTTTGGATTGAACTCAAAGCCAACACCAGCAAGAATGCAGGTCTATCAAAGTACCAAATCAATTGGCATATTAAATACTTGAAAGCAGGTGGTAGAGCGTATATCTTGAATAGACCCCTCTTGAAGGCGCCCTATGAACTTCTGGCCGTGAGCCGTGAGTCCCGAACCCCGATCCCACTGTCCCGCCACACGGATCTTAAAACCTTAATCACCTTCGCATCCCAGCTGGGACCTGGCGCTGCCTCCTGAAGCGTGATCCCACGCCCACGTCCCAAGTCCCACTCCCGTTGGTAATGTAGAACTCAACGTCCCTGGCCATCCTGAGCTGGTACCAGACTGGTGTGCAGCGAAGCTGGATCCCATTCCCATTCCCACAACAGACCACGAACCTTTTATGTAAGCTACAACGTCCTTCGCACCAGGAGCTGGTGCAGCCAGGCAGGATCTGTGGTATGGTTTTACGGGGTGTGGGTATGGTTAATTCATTTTCCTTTCTCGACCCACGTCCCACTATCAATCCTGACCGTTTTGGTCGGGTATGTCCTTAAAGAGCTGGGGCACCAGTCGCAGCGAGCTGATGGTCTGGATCGAAAAAGTTTTTGAAAATAGCAGTTGACATTTATCCCATCACATCTTATCTATAAGGTAACTAACAAAGGAGAAAGAAATGAATACAATACTTCCAGAACTAACTGTGTGTGCAATTGTTTGCGCAACGCTTTTTGCTACAGGAGTTCTATCATGGTAAACATCAAAAAAAATATAGAAGA